TCACAGAAAAGAATAAACTATCTCTTAGACTTAAAAACGGTTCTAAAATAACAGCTAAATCATCTAATGCAGATGCTGCTCGTTCAGAAGCAGTATCATTACTGTTAATAGATGAGGCTGCCTTCATTGATAATATTGAAGAAACATTTACTGCAGCTCAGCAAACACTTGCTACCGGAGGTCAATGTATGGCACTGTCTACTCCAAATGGTGTAGGAAACTGGTTCCATAAAACATGGGAAAAAGCTGAAGCAGGAGAGAATGGATTTATACCTATTAAATTAAAATGGGATGTACATCCGGAAAGAAAGCAAGACTGGAGAGATGAACAGACAAGACAGTTAGGAGAGAAACAAGCAGCTCAAGAGTGTGACTGTGACTTCTTATCATCTGGAGATTCAGTAATTGAGGTTGAGAATATGGCTTTCTACGAAGAAACATATGTTAAAGAACCAACAGAAAAGAGAGGTGTAGACGGAAACCTTTGGATATGGGAATCACCTGACTATCAAAAGTCTTATATGGTTGTTGCCGACGTCGCTAGAGGTGACTCTACCGACTACTCTGGCTTTCATGTCTTTGATATTGAGAACTGTGTACAGGTTGCAGAGTATAAAGGGAAGATATCTCCTAAAGAATATGGAAACGTATTGGTAGGAATAGCAACAGAATACTGCGATGCACTTCTAGTAATAGAGAATGCTAATATTGGATGGTCAACCATTGAACAAGTAATATCCAGAGAATATAAAAACCTATACTATTCATCAAGATCAGATAATGAAACAGTTGAATCATATATGGCCAAGTACGAAAGAGATAAACTTGTACCTGGATTCACAATGTCTCTTAAAACAAGACCACTTGTCATTGCTAAGATGACTGAATACATACGGGAAAGATCGGTTATAGTACAGTCTAAGAGGTTATTGGCCGAAATGAGGGTATTCATATGGAAGAACGGTAAAGCACAGGCACAATCGGGGTATAATGACGATTTAATTATGGCTTTTGCAACAGCTTTATATGTTAGAGATACAGCCATTAGAATGAGACAGCAGGGTATGGATCTTTCAAGAGCTACAATGAGCGCTTTTGTTGGATTGAATCAAAGAGATCCTGGTGTATACAATGTTGCTCCTATGCGTAATAATCCGTATCTTATGGAGACACCGAATGGGCAAGAGGACTTAACCTGGCTATTAGGATAAGTTACTATTTATAAATAAAACATTTTAAAATGGCAGAAAGAAATTTATTTAACTCACTCCAGAGATTATTCTCGACTGATATACTAGTAAGGAATATAGGAGGGGATGAGTTGAAGATTGCTGATATTAATCATATTCAATCAACGGGGAAATATCAAACCAATTCACTATTGGATAGATTTTCTCGTTTATATATTTACAATAATAAAAATATATTTAACCCAAACCTTAATTACCAAACATTAAGGATACAACTATACTCAGACTACGAAGCAATGGATACAGATCCACTTATTGCTTCCACTTTAGATATCTTAGCAGACGAGTCTACACTAAAGAGTGCAATGGGAGAAGTTCTTTCGATTAAATCGTCAGATGAAAATATACAGAGAGTCCTTTATAACTTATATTACGATGTATTAAATATCGAATTTAACCTATGGTCATGGGTTAGAAATATGTGTAAGTATGGGGATTTCTTTTTAAAATTAGAAATATCAGAAAAGTTCGGAGTATATAACGTTATTCCGTATACAGTTTACCATATGGTAAGACATGAGGGAATGGATAAAGAGGATCCAACTAAAGTAACATTCTCAATCGATCCAGATGGATTAGCATCTTCAGCAGATCCAAATTATATTCCAAATAACAGTAAACAAGTTATTGTACTTGATAACTACGAAGTAGCTCACTTCAGATTAATATCAGATACAAACTACCTTCCTTACGGTAGATCTTATATAGAGCCAGCTCGTAAAATATACAAACAATTAACTTTAATGGAGGATGCGATGTTGATTCATAGAATCATGAGAGCCCCTGAAAAGAGAATGTTCTATATAAATGTAGGAGCTATTCCGCCAAACGAGGTAGAGCAGTTCATGCAAAAGACAATCAACAATATCAAGAAAACTCCATATGTAGATCCACAAACAGGTCAATATAATTTGAAATTCAACATGCAGAATATGATGGAGGATTTCTACTTACCAGTTCGTGGTGGAGATACATCTACTAGAATCGAGACTACAAAAGGGCTTGATTACGATGGAACAAATGATATCGAGTACTTAAGAGATAAGATGTTTGCAGCATTAAAAGTGCCTAAAGCATATTTTGGATTTGAAAAAGACCTTACAGGTAAAGCAACTCTTGCAGCAGAAGATATTCGTTTTGCTAGAACAGTAGAAAGACTTCAAAGAATTGTAGAGAGTGAATTAACTAAAATTGGATTAGTACATTTATACTCACAGGGATTTGATAAAGAGTCTTTAGTAAACTTTG